CAAAACATATAAGGATAAGGATTTGACACGCAATTACGAATTGCAACGTGGTACGATTACTTATTCGACAGATGATTTTGGCAGCATTGTCAAAGAGGAAGGTTCTATTCCAGAGAGCGACGTGAAAGTTCATAATCTTGGTTTGGCTTTGGCTTATATCGTGTCGCAGCCTGGAGCCAGTTCGTCTGGCGTTGGGGTTGTGCAGAATGGGCACAAGTTGGCCGGAATGTGGCTAGGCTTGCCAGCACATTCCTTGAAGAAACATCGCGGCTCCAAGAATTTATTCATGCACACTGATGCTATTGTGGCCAATCTCGAGCAGATGGGACTTATTAAGTCACCTTTGCTTGAGCGCATACGTCAATGGGGAGACAGTTTGAGCCCCGGCGAGTCACGTGAGAGCAAGAAGGAGAGAGCTGCGCGGCAGTGGGCTGAATATTATAACGCGTTTGAACAAGATCGCTATGAGTATGATCAGGCAGCTGAGGATTGGGACAACGAACTCGTCCATGGCTATGTCCCTGGACACTCCCGCCTTAAGGAGATTACCAAACCTCTTATTGTGTTGCCGGCACAGGTTGCCGCACCATTACCTCCGCCATTGATTCGCAATCTTAGAAGTTCTCATCCAGGTGAGAGTCTCGCCGCAGATGCGTTGCAAATTGCAGAGGAACATAATTGCCTTGATTTGGATTCGAAGGTCAAGGCCTGGAAATATGGAATTTTGAATAGTGACGCTTCACGCGTGCTGAGAGAGATTTCATACTATGTTGAAGAGGCGTCTGATGACGTGCGGGAGAGGCTTAAAGCTGTTTTGGCAGTTCCTTCGAATGCCTTGCTGCGAGATTACATGCAGAAGGTTTCGCCGGAGTGGACGGGTGAGCAAGACGGTGAAGTCATTCCCGACAGGAATGGTGATCCTTATTTCCGACGCGTAGGTACATGCGAGCCGCAGCGTACAGGGAAGCCAAAGAAGGCAAAGGAGGGAGAATCCGATCTGCAAAAGAAGCTTCGCGCATTGGCGCAGAAGTATTATGATGGTAAGTTATATGGGTGTACCAAGGGAGAGTATAAGATTCCTATGTGCTCAAAGAAGAACATAGATAGATCGTTGCGAGCTCAAGCGAGGCTTGCGACAGCAACTGCTCCCAACCTATCCAGTGAGCAGCAAGAAGAGTTCGATGCTGCGGTTCGGCTTGTCCGTGACAAATATTCGGCGGGCATTGGTTACACCTCCATCAAGAGTTATTTAGAGGAAGGTGAATTGGGTTTCCTGAAGACTTTTCTCGGATATGAGGATAAGTCCTCGGGTGTCAGCGCACGATACCGCAACATGAAGAAATCCGCTTGGGTGAAGGCTTATCCGGAGGAGGTCGTTGATTTAACTCTCAGCAGGCTTATCTTGATTGCCGTTGCAGGCGAACAGTTGAAAGAGCTTGGAGGTGTGGAGTTGGTTAAATATGGCTGCTCCGATGTTAAAGAGATCTTCATGAAGGCGGAGGGGCATTCGCCTCAAAAGACGGAGGAAGGCAGGTTTAGGCTGATTTGGATTAGCAGCCTAGTCGACCTCACAGTCCAAGCCATGTTGCACAAGGCTGACAATGCGACTCATGTGGATGCTTATCAGACTGGTCAATTGACCTGTGCTGCTTTGGGCATGGGGCATAGCCCGGATGGATTGAAGCACCTCGTTCGTGCCTTTGAGCAGGAGGGGGTAGCAAACAGCAATGTCTCCAGTGATGCGTCAGCTTTTGATTTGTCGATTGACGCTTCTTTCATTTATTGTGACGGTGAACGCCGTGGTGACAATTGCGCTGATTCTGAAGTGGGTCGCTTGGTTAAGCGGTACGCGCATATTTTATGCTGCCATGTGCTTAATAACCAGGGCGACATTTGGCTAGTGTTAAAGTACGGAGTTACAACTTCAGGACAACTTTCCACCACCACACAAAACACCTTTGCTCGCTCTATTATGGCAGCTTATGGTGGCTGCAAAGGCTGGACTTGCGCAGGGGATGATTTAGTTGGAGACGACAGTTTTGACGAGAAGCGCTTGCTTCATTTTGGAGTGCGCTCGCGCGATGTCGAAAGGCATGAGGGTGAGGCCGACTTCACCTCTCATCTCATCAATACAAGGACTTCGAAAGCGGTGTTTTGTAATGTTGAGAAATTGCTTTGGCATTTGCACGATACTTGTACGGACGTTTCCGCCAATCGCGAGAGATTTGGAGCCATCCTTTATATTTTGCGCGACACACCTGGTGTGCTAGAGGATATTGCCTCGCTCACCAAGGATTTTGGGATAGACACAGATGGTTATGTGGCTGAGTCTAGTTTGATTCGGGATTTGGCTTAGCTGCGAACACCATTTGTGGGTCAGCAGCAGGGCAGTTGTAAGACCCTGACGGGTGTGGCGATCCCGGCTCTGAAGCCGCCAAGAACAGTTAATTAAACGTCTTGGCTTAAAAAATTATTTTTCATTTTTTTGTTGTACAGGTCCAGGTTAATTGGACACAAGAATGGTGGC